CCGTGCCTCAAACACCGCGTCCCGGAAAAAAGCGGAGGCGGACGTGTACAGGGAAGAGGCGGAAGCCATGCGTGACTATCTGAAGGAATACGGGACCTTCCAGCAACAGAAACTGGCCATCGCTGAAGAATATGCCGAGAAAATCCGCAAGGCACAGTCCCAGGGTGAAAGGCTGACTTTGGAGAAACAGCGTGATGCGGCTGTGCATAAAGTGGATATGGAAGCTCTGACCCAAAAGATAGACTGGGGAGCAGCATTCGGGGATTTGACAGGCCTGCTTGCAGACCAGATGAAGAACCTGCTTGGCGAGCTTAAACAGTATGTCAAGACGGATGAGTTCAAAAAAACGGGAGCCGCAGACCAGCAGGTCGTCTACGATGCCATTGAACGTATTCAAAGCATGCTTCCCGGTGGTAACGGTACATTGGATTTTGCCCGGTTACAAACGCAGATGCACGCTTTGGGGGATGCCGTAACACGTGTGCAAAATGCGGAACTGCAGCAGGAAGCGGCATTCGCCCGGTTAAAAGCGGCGCAGACCGATTACAACAAGGCTCTTGAAAGCGGTAACCAGGCAGAAATAGAACGTACCAAAATCGCTCTTCAAACGGCCCAATCGTCCAGTGCTTCAGCTGACGAAGAATACCTGAACGCCACCTCTGAAATGAAGGTGCTTGCCGGGGAGGTGAAAAGTGCCTCCCGGGACACGGTTGACGGGTTGAACATGGTATCCAACGGATTGCACGGCTTTGCAAGCGGAACCTTGCAGGGATCATTTGAAGGAATCCAGAATATGCTTACCGGTCTGTCAAAACTGAATATCGGAGGCAAGGTCGGTGATGCCATCAGTCAGATGTCCGAGACCCTGTCAAGTGCCGGAGTCATCGGGCAGATCATATCGGCCATTCTCTCCATACTGGATTTGCTGAAAGACGGTATTGGCCCGATTATCTCATCATTGATAGACACCATTTTCAATGCGATAACCGGAATACTCGACAATATCCTCAGCGGAGACCTGTTCAAACAGATAGGCGGTTCCCTTGTGAAAGGTATCGGGGGATTGCTGAACACGGTGTCTTTCGGAGGTTTCAACAAACTGTTCGGCATCGACGGAAACGCCAGGGAAGTGCAGGCGGCTATAGACCGCCTTACAGACCGGAACGAGAAACTGCAGACCTCCATTGAGGACCTGACCGATACCATCAAGGCAAGCAAGGGGACTAAATCGGTGGAAGCTTACCGGGATGCTTACAAATACCAGAAAGAGACGAATGCAAACTATCTGCAGATAGCGCAGGAACAGGCACGCTACAGCAAAAGCCACCACTCGTGGAACTACTACTGGGGTGGTTTCAGCCAGGCACAGATAGACAAACTGAGCGGACAGATTGGCCGCCAGTGGGACGGGAACCTGTGGAGCCTGAGCCCGGAGGAGATGAAGGCGCTGCGCAGCAATGTGGACATGTGGACGCAGATACAGAATACCGGTAAGGGCGGCTATGGCGGGCGACTGACCGAGAAGCTGGATGACTACATAGACCAGGCCGGCAAGCTGGAGGAACTGACCGACCAGCTGTATGAAGGGCTGACGGGCATTTCATTCGATGGTATGTACAGCAGCTTCATCGACAACCTGATGAACATGAAGTACGGTGCCAAGGATGCGGCGGAGGATATATCCGAGTACTTTATGAAAGCCATGCTGAGTAACAAGATAGGCGAGCTGTATAGCGAGAAATTGAAAGGCTGGTGGGAGAAGTTCGGCAAGGCCATGGAGGACAACGAACTGACCGAGGCGGAACGGAACGCGCTGATGGAAGAGTACATGCAGTATATGGATGAAGCCCTTGCCCTGCGTGACAACCTGGCGGCGGCCACGGGCTACGACAAGACCGAAGCCGGCGGCACCAGTCAAAGCGCGAAAGCGGGCGGCTACACGGCCATGACGTATGACCAGGGCACGAAGCTGGAGGGGATGTTTACCGGCGGTTTGCAACATTGGTCGAGCATGGACGACCGGCTGGAAAGCGTGGTGGAGAAGATGGACACGGCCGAGGGCCACCTGGCCCGCATCGCTGAGAACACGGGTGTAAGTGCCGGCCACCTGGGCGAGATAAAGGATGAGATAAAGAAAATGATACGTGACGGACTAAAAGTGAAATGACATGGCAGATATATTGGGCGGGCTGGTGCTGGTGAACGGCACGGACATCTGGACGGAATACGGCGTGTTCCTGGTGGAGGACCGGCGCGGTGGCATGGATAACCTCTCGGCGATCCTGACCCCGAGCAAGACGAAGAAGGAGACGGCCGTGGACATACGGGAGGAGGACGGGGAGAAATACAGCGCGGTCCTTACCCCGAGGAACGAGGCGCGTGACGTGACGCTGCACTTTGCCCTGTATAACAAGACAAAGGAGGGATGGCTGCGGAAATACTTCGCGTTCATCAATTTCCTGAAGAAAGGGAAGGACGGGTGGCTCGACATCGCGTTTCCCCAGCTCGATCTGACCCTGCACGTGAAATACACGGACAGTCCGAAGTTCACTCCGCTGACCTATTTGTGGAAGGAAGGGGTCCACGCCGGGAAATTCAAGGTGAAGTTCCGCGAGCCGGTACCGATTATATAACCATTCAAAGACGATTCGAATATGCTTCTAACGATATACGATAAATCCGGGGCCAAGCGTGCGGATGTGGCTGCAAGTGACAGTTCGACGCAGAGCAAGGAGGTGCAGGGCGACAACGTGCTGGCGCTCTCCTTCACGCATTATGCCCATATTCCCCTTGATGTAGGCGACTTCACGGACTACATGGGCGAGCGGTACTGGCTGACGGAGCGGTACACCCCGAAAGAGAAAAGCGGGAGCGAGTGGGAGTATAACCTGAAGCTGTACGGTATCGAGAGCCTGATCAGGCGTTTTCTCGTGCTGGAGACAACGGACGGCGACACCAATCCCCTGTTTACATTGACGGCCACGCCGCGGGACCATGTGGCGATGGTGGTGAAGGCCATCAACGACGGCATGGGTAACATTACCGACTGGAAGGTGGGGCAGGTGGACGGTACCGATCTTATCGTGATCGACTATGAGGGCATGTACTGCGACCAGGCTTTGAAGGAGATCGCCGGCAAGGTGGGAGGCAAGGCCGAGTGGTGGATCGAGGGGCAGACGGTGAACGTGTGCCGCTGCGAGAGCGGGGAAGAGATCACGCTGGGCTACGGCAAGGGGCTGACCTCCCTGGAGCGGGATACGAGTAATACGGCGAAGTTCTACACGCGCCTTTTCCCGATCGGGAGCAGCCGGAACATCGACGCCGGGAAGTACGGCAGCCCCCGTCTGATGCTTCCCGGAAAAAAGAAGTACGTGGAGGTGGGCGTGGACGAGTACGGTATCTATGACCACTACGAACAGGCCGCCTTCAGCGATATCTATCCCCGGCGGGTGGGCACGGTAAGCAGTGTCCGCAGTGAGGAGGTGACGAATGAGGAGGGTAAGACCTTTACCGTCTATTACTTCAAGGATGGCGGGATGGATTTCGATCCTAACGATTATGAACTGGCCGGTGAGACGAAACGCGTCTCCTTCCAGAGCGGTGACCTTTCCGGGCTGGGAGAGGGGGACGATCATTATTTCGAGGTGAACTTCGATAGCGCCACCCGCGAGTTTGAGATCATCACGATCTGGCCTTACGGCGATGACACGCAGCTTCCGGGCGGCAAGCTCGTCCCGAAGGCCGGGGACACCTATGTCCTTTGGAACATCCGGATGCCGGACAAATATTACCGGCTGGCAGAGGAGGAGTTCCAGAAAGCCGTCGATGACTATAACAAGGACCACTGGCTGGATATCGCCGCTTACAAGGCTCCGACCGATCATGTGTGGATCGAGCAGCAGGAGGCCGATCTGTTTGTCGGCCGGCGCGTAAAATTGGAGAGCTCGGAGTATTTCCCGAAAGACGGTTACCGCAGGAGCCGCATTACGAAGATCACCCGCAGGGTAAACCTTCCCGGAGAGATGGACCTGGAGATCAGCGACGCCCTGCAGGTATCGAAATTCGACAGGGTAAACGACAGTATCGGGGAATTGAAAAGCTATACGAAAGCCAAGGCCGAAAGTTCCGGGCTTCCTGATATTATCCGGAGCTTCGACAACACTCTGCCCACGGACAACAACCTTTTCTCTGCGAAAAGAAGCCAGAGGGAGTTCCTAAGCAAACGCCATCGGGATACCGCAGCCGAGGTGATCGGTTTTTTGAAAGGGGTTTATTTTGGCAATTACAAAGCCGGTGAATCCGGAGGCAATGTTGACGGCGACGGGAACGCCGAGTTTCTGACGGCTGTTATCCGGGAATTGCTCCGCAGTACCCGTTTCGTGGACGGTATGTTCGGCGAGGGCTGGCAGTTATGGATAGATAAAATAACGGGACTCAGCAACCTTACGATTGACAAGATCACCGTCCGCCAGACGCTGGTCGCTATGGAACTGCTGATCGAGAAGGTGCGTAGCGTGGGTGGTCAGTTAGTCGTTTCCGCTGCTAATGGAAAGATTAAGACCGTGACCAAGGAGGGCAACAATTACCGTATCACCTTTGAGCAGGAGAACACATTCGTGGCGCACGACCTGATGCGCTGTGCCGTTTTTACGGGGGCGGAGATTCGGGGCTACTGGGTGGAAGTGTCGGAAGGCGACATGGAAGGGATAACGGTACCCCAGAGGGAGTTTGGCGGGACGGAACCGAAGGCGGGTGATGAGTGCGTGTTGATGGGTAACACGGAAAACCCGCTCCGGCAGAACCTGATCAGCATATCGGCCACCGAGGACGGCCAGCCACGTGTTGACATACTGGATGGCGTGATGGCGAAAAACTTCAACGGCTGTTTGCGCTGCCGGGTGGGTAATCTTGACGGTATCAAGGACAGCGCTTTCCCGGCGAATAGCCAACCACACGGGAACGGTCTCTATGGCGACAACGTATATTTGAAAGGTACGTTCGTCCTCATGACCGGCGAGGATATCCTG